CAAGCCTCACGTCACCATACTCTAGTTGTGCAGCACGGGGTTTTTACTTCCGAACCGTGATGTCAGTAGTGGATAACGGAGAACCGATTGTCGACCCGCCTCAGACCGCAGCTGCAGTACTCGAACGAGCGCTCAAAGTCGCCAAGGGTGGAATCTGGTCGGACGACAACGACACATCTCTCGAATGGCAAGGGGAGGATACGACGGCTCTGCCGCCTACGGCACCCCCGACTTTGGCCACAAAGACAGCGGGCGAGTCGGCCCAGTCTCTCCTTCGCTCGATAGGGATCGACGAAGACTCGGAACGTGCCATTGCTCGGATTGTCCAACGTCAGCTACTAAGGGAACTTGGATTCCCGTCCGGGACGTTCAAGGACGCGATGAAATCGCTTCTGGCGGAAAACGACAAGAGGATTAAGACCTGGCTCGAGACGGCTATGACGGATCGTGTCGACTCCGTTAAACAAACGAGAGCTGACGAGTTTCACGAGCTCGCGACGCGTATTGCTCTTATTCAAGCACAGCTTGACGAACTGCAGGCCTTCATGAAGTCAGACACTGAAGCACGGACTACTTTGATGGAAGAAGCAACCGCGATCCTTAAGACACAGCGACGAGCAGCAGGCGACGTCGAGTCCGAGGGATCACAGATCGAACGTTTCAAGGAGGCAACAGCCGAACTTGAAAAGAAAGCAGAGATCCTGTCTCGCACCCGTCAAATCACACCCGCTGGACCACCTAAACGACGCCTCAAAAAGACTTTCTACTGAACCGCCTGTCGCTACAACATCAGAAACTAGGAAATTAAAAATTATTTTTGAAAACTTCCGACTTCTCTCTTCACAATGGCAGCTCTTGGAAAGTTTGGTGATGATACCTCAGCGAGCATCAGTGGTGTTCCGGGTCGTAAACAAGTTCCCGGACTCTCGTCGGTCCCCATGGCACTTCAAGTCGTAAGAACTAATCCAGTAGGCCTCGCATACCTGATGTGCCAGGTTATCAAGTCTCAAGATAAGATGCTTATAATGCGTGCAATTGCGTCCGCAGTCTGCTCGATCTTCGAGGAGGACACGAACTTTACCGGGTCGTCTCAAGCAGTAGAACAGCTGTCTGATATCCCTGACCTGACGGACACGAACGCCAACGAACGTGTCGTCACAAACTTTAAAGGAGCTGAGGAATGCACGCTAGCCGACATCAGTCCGCTCCTCGCGTGCGATAGCGACGAGATAGCTGCATGGTTCGGACTAACTTTCTACGCAGGAACAAAACGGCTTACGACAAGTAATCGAACTGCGTTTAACGAGAAACGTGTTAATGCTGTGTCGAGCGTAATCATCGGCGATCCGGTAATTTTTGTACCGTCATCGCCGTATCTCGACGATCACATATTGCAGAAGATTAATGCGAGCTTCACAGCCATGGGGACCATTCGTGCGCATATGATATTAAAATTAGCGGACCGTATGGGAACGGTTACTCTCGGCCCGCGCACTGCATTCTCAATCATGTTCCTTTTGCTCGAGGATAGCGGTACGGGAGCCTTGCGGATTATCAAGGAAGCAATACAGCGCTACGACTGGATACGCACTGACTTCCCGGAACTTAAGCCAGATCTTGCTGCTGCTGAACACGCGCAGAGAATCATCCGTACGGTACCCGAAGCACACCGTGCATTTGCGAAGCCGATCTACGGGAATGCCTTCGTTCCAGCCGCCCAGGCTGACATTAGAGGCTTGCTCGGGGTATGTAAGAACGTTCTTGCACGAACTACAACAACGTATGCGCGGTTTGGCGGGGGGGTTCTGACTGAACAGCAACAAGCCCACATCGACGAGAAATTGTCTACCATGGTAGTGACGCCGCTTGAGACTGAGCAATCTTAGGCATGCCGCACGGCAGTTAAGAGGTATAAGAAGCTAGGAATCACACCATTTAACAAAACTTCTTCCTACACGATGGACGACGAAGACCTTTTTGACACGCTAGACACTCGCTTTGACGATGACCGAGTGGAGGGACAACACCTCAAGACCCCACCCGAAAAACATCTCGACTCTCCAATTGTGGTGACCCAACTCGTCCGCATTCAAGAATTGATCAAAACCGCTAAACGGCGTGGAATGTTTACTACTCTGGTAAACTTCCAAAATTTCATACGTGCTGATGTGTCTCGCTCTTACGGCGGTATCGCCGATGGTGCCACTGCAGTTTTTAATTATATGCGGTCGCACAACTTGTCTGAAATGCCGCCTATTTTGTCGGCTCGCGAGTATCCCGGTTTTTTTTCGACAGAAACTCTTCGCGATGACGACCCGTCAGACGACTATCAGCGGGCAGGGAGAGCATACCAACATGCACTTGGATCTTATCTCAAAGATATTTCAGATGTCCTCAAGCCGGCGGAACTAACCGCAGTATCCCGAAGATTTGCAGTCCCGACAGCCGCTTCAGAGGCGGTTCGGCTCTGGGCTCGTCGTAAAGCGTACTGGTCTAACATTGTTGAGAAATATCGCCACTACGTAGTCACTGGTATGAACACCCTTGGAGCGCTTCGGAAGCATGCGACACGAGCTTATCATTTCGAATTCTCTGCTAACATAATCCTTGTCAAATCAAATACAGGAAGTCTGTACCGAGATGCCGGTGTACATTACTCGATGACGTACGAGCAACTACAGATGATTCAAGACGCCGTGGCCGCTAGATTCAACATCATGGTAGCACTCCATGTAAAGATACACAACGGGACTGAGGGACTCGGGGAGAAGGTAAACGAGCTACTCGAATGGGAGGATCGGTGCCTCGAACGCTACTCGGACGCCGGCTATGATTTAGTCAAAGCGCCAGAAGCAATGTTCAAGACCCGTATCAACACACTAGTAGGCGGAGACATTCTCCCTGTTTCCTCATACAGTCGGACGTTACAGAAGATGCGCGACAAGGAGCGCGCCATCGCGCCTTCGACGCCCATGACAGACACCCTCGACGGAATCTGCCGCCGGTGTACTGACGTGCGAGACTGCGCCGAGCTGTTTGGTTTAACCAAGGTCGCGGGACACCCAGCTGTTGATCCAGTCCGATCAGCGGCGTCAGTACGAAATGAGAGCCTCCCTTACGGACATATTAGCCCGCTCCGAGTGATCGAAATGACGCGCTGCTTCAAGCACATGGTGTTAAGCGGGTATATTAATTACCACACGCGGTGGCCGCCGTTCAACCTTCGACCTGCGATAGGAACAGTACTACGGCGACTTTGGAACTCGAGGGTAACTACTCTGCCGATCAACGCGTATCCGCTCTCCGACTTAGACCATATCGAATTTGGGCAGATTCTTAATTTTGACTACTCGGAAGATTATCTCAAGTTTCTTGATGACAAGGCCATTGGTCCGGGCGCTCAACACACCGCCTCCTTCTGGTTCGGCGGGAGCGACGAACCGCGAAGGCTTCTGCTTAAGGCGTTATCTGAAGAGAAAATCGACATGCGTGATATCGTCAATCGTCTATCCAGGGGAGGCTTCACTCGTGACGAACTTGTTGTAGAATTGACTCAAAAAGAGCGCGAGCTCAAACCGGCGGCACGATGTTTTTGTAAGTTACCGCTCCCAGTGCGATGTTATTTCACTCTACTTGAATACAACCTTGGAGAACATCTCATGAGTCGGTACATACCTCAGCAAACGATGACCATGTCCGCTGCAGACACAAAAAAAAGGCTGTATCAGATCGCCACGTCGACGGGTGATCGGAACGCCCTGTTAGAAATCGATTTCTCTCGCTGGAACCTTCGGTGGCGTGAACACACCGTTCATCCGATTTCTCGTGTCATTGAGGACTTGTTCGGGATGCCCGGAGCCTGGTCACAGGCGCACCCTTTCTTCTTTAAATCGACGATTGTCTTGACCGACAAGAATTCCTTGCCCGATGGCGTCACACCGGGCAGCCACGCGTCGTCATGGCCGATGAGTGACTTAGTCTGGCGTGGACATCGCGGGGGCTTTGAAGGTATTCAACAGAAACTGTGGACTCTATGTACGATTGCAATGGTATACTGTGTTTTAATTCGTATCCGTGCAACTTTCATTATGGCAGGCCAGGGTGACAACCAGATTCTCGCAATCAGATTTACGCTCAAGCCGTCGGAAACACGCGCCGGCAATTTAATAAGACTGCTTGGACTTCTCCAGCTCATATGCAGTCAATTAAACCATGAAGTTAAACCGGAAGAGTGTATTGACTCCAGCTCGGTCATTACGTACGGGAAGGAACTTTATGCCGCAGGAAGTCACATAATGTATACCTTGAAGTTCGCGAGTCGCACTTTTGGCAGGGCAGACAGTGATATACCATCTCTCTCAGCAGAGATAGCCACATTGTGTTCGTCCTCAGGAATGGTCGCTAATACGGTGCTATATCCTCTCAAGTGTTTTTTTTGGCAATGTCTTCACATTTGTCTTTTAGCAACAGAATGGATCGAATCGCCCGTCCATAAGATCGAGCACAGAGCACTTCTGAGAGTTTTCCGTGATAAGAACCAAGACGTAACAACATTCGCCCTTCTCTTGCCCGGAAGTCTAGGAGGATTGCCGATACAATCACACTCTCGTTTCTTTATACGGGGTGAAGTGGATAGCTTAACTTGGGATGTAGCGTCAGCGGTCAAGACAGGTGCGTCCTTCCGTCCTATTCGTGCCGACCTTGGTCATTTGGTGGCAGGGCGCTACTCGCCTCGCCATCCGGACTTAACACAGCTGATAGCAGACCCCCAGTCTATTCCAATCGAACGTCCTAAAGACGCGCGACGACTGATCAAGGAGGCTGTCACCGCTGCGATGGCCGCCACGACAAGGAACTGTTGGATTGACGAACTAGTCAACAAAAACTTGGACCCGGTGGGAGACGCTCTAAGGAAAGCACTAGCGTCGGCTGATCCTTTATACCCCGACATACTCGCCGACCTTCACAAGGCATCCCTTGCCGGCCTTTGTGACTCGATCCGCGCTCGTTTTAACATGACCCGAACAATCGCCAAACTAATTGGTGGCCGTCAGTTTCTCACCGAGATACGAATGTCGAATCAAAGCTTGCTTCGGTTTGTGCGGGACCGGTTTGACCACACCTTAACGTGTCGGACAGTGCCAGTTGTTCCAGATACTGTATACGACATTTGTACTGTCCTGCGTAAATTCTGGTCACCAAAACTAAGCAATTCGACCATAGGAACATACTGCCCTCTAGACTTCAAGATCTCAGGGAACATAACATCAGCTACAGGAATCATCGCAGCCTCTCGCACGTCGATTATCGGCGCACATCTCCAGCCCGGGCCATACCCGCCCAATTTTGGTACAAGAACTCGTGAAAAGGTGTCGACTCACGGGTTTAAGATTATCACGAGCGACGACACCGTGAAAGATCTGCGCACCCTGGTTACGACTAACAGTGAACTGAGAAGCGGCCCATCGTTGAGGCGACTGATCTCAGGGATTTGCGAGTCTCGGTCGCCTTGGACGTTAGACACTCTCGAGAAGTATTTTCCGACGTCGTACGGTGGAACGGGCGTCCACAGACACGCACGTATGCAACTCCGGCCGTTTGCTACCATGGGATCAAACACGATCCCGACTCACTTGAACTTTTCGAGTGATAAAAGCGGTGTATTATGCGGTGGAGAACAAGACTACTCGGTTCCCTTCCAGGAACACTACCTGTACTTAAACGCGATCGCCCAGACTTTCTGTCAAGACGTGGGAAGACCTTTCAGTGCGATCATAGAGATTGGCTCGACTCCACTCGAAGCCATCCCAGACGCAGATGTTGAAATCCACGAGCCTCTATCTCGCGTTACGTGGCCTGTTATAAATCCCTCAAACAAACTCGCCTATGTTTCTGCGCTACAATTCAGTCAGACAGCGAATATGCCCGCGGAAGACATTATAAAGTCGGAACCTCCGCCGCACTCGCTAGACTCACTCGTACTCTCAACCCTACTTTTCCGGATGAGGTACAGAACAGAGGATGTCACCCGCCTTCATAGCCAGGCTCTTCACGCAGTTGAGCCGCTCGACGTGAAGGAGTTTAGCAGAATCCCGTTGCCTCGTTTAATCAAACTGCTGGCACGTGCAGTCGCATTGATCGGCGCGTACCACATAGTGGTTGGCCCTGATCCGGTGCGTCCAGACACAGTACGCGACACGTTGTATCGCATCGCGGCATCTGTTGCGCCGGGTTTCGTCCGGCTTTTCTTCCACCCTTCCTTTTCCCAGTCACGACCCGCGCGAGAACTAGGTCTCAACCTAATTGCCGGTCAGCGTGTCCCGCACGTCGCATGTTCGAATCTAGAAGGTGCCCTATTGAACGATGCATATGAGTATTTACTCTCTGGTCAGCTCTGCGACGAACCACTCAAGTTAATTGTTTGTGAGGACAAACTCGACTCATTGCCAACGGTAATCCTCGCTTGCGAGTTTTACCGACTGTTATATTTGAACATTTTCGCTATGACTACACATGTCCGTTCGTGCGTGTCACGGCTGTTGACCGCGGAGCGCGTCGGGTGGCTTTTCGGGGGGCCGACGTACGCGGCTCGACTCATCCTTGAAGAAGCACGGAGCATAGATATCAAGTCTTTTTTGAGGTCGCGCCGCGTAGGATACGTATCGCGATTGGCTTCTGATTGGCCTGTGTACAAGCAGAGGAAAGTAGATCTGGCCGTATTAACTAGGGAGCTACGTCTTAAACCAAATCCCATTGATGTGCCGTGGCAACCAGAGAACGACTTCAGAGTCCGTCGATTCGAGGCGTCCGGCTCTCTTGGCCGCACAACTGTCACCCCCACAGCGTGCTTACGGATCGCTGCTGCTTGTACGCCAGACAAACACCCAAGCGTTCCACTCAGCCTTAGACGCTACACAAGGTATCTGTACCGAACACACGGCCGGTATGCGAGTGCGTACACTCCTTGGAGGATAATTCTGTCAGCATACGCCAATTTGATACAGGGGAAACGGTTCCTACTCATCGGAGTCGGTCGAGGTGCCGTCGCACGTATCCTAATTGAATACGGGGCCGAGGCTGTCATAGGCGTTGATCTGCGCTCCACATTCCCGCCTGTCTTACAGCGGGAGTTTTCTTACACTCCACAAGAAGTTGTCGACGGTGCTTACACCTGTCGGTTCCAGTGGGCCAACGAATGTTTCTCCGACGGTGGAGATATATTCACACTTGACCTCGCAGAGCTTCAAATGAAATATGCGTGTGAAATAGTATTAATTGACATCGAGACACGTGCCAGTGACGTGCTTCGTCTTATCGCGACGAGTTCTGGACGGTTTCTCTCGCGCGTCCAAGGATGTTCAGACTGTGTTACCACCCTTGCGCTCTACGTCGACATGCATCGAACGACGTATCTAGATCCTTATATACACGACGGAACGGCGGCATGGTTTGTTGATGTGACTGCCCGTAGGAGTGATGCCTACCCTGGGACGGCAGCCGGAGGACATATCACACTATGCGAGTTTCTGCCCACTGTTACGCCCAGCGCGGCGATGCGGACACTACGGATTAACGATATCGTACGTCCGGCCGGACTGTCGCTTCGAGACTCAAGTCGCCGGAGTATTCGTACTGCAGTTACTGACATACGTGCTATGGAACTCGAAACGAACGACGTCACCCGACTACGGCTAATCCGTCATATTCAGCATATGATGTCAGCTATACTCGACTGTCTGGAGACAACGTCTGCCGACGGGACAGTGCGCGCGTCAACTCCGCAGGAAGGTGTACAAAGAGCATGCAGACACTCTTCGCGGGAAGCGACCCGCCAGAGTCTACTCTACCTGGCTAATACTGACACTTCATACGGGCATTACAGCCGACACTCCTCTCCGCATGAATGGAAGTGATAGTTTTTAAAAATGCTAGAAGCCAACGGGACGATAATCGTAAGAAGACATTTAAAGAAACTCACTTCATAACCCCGCATGACTAATCCTTGACTCGTCACCTATTCGTCTTCACTCTCATCACTCTCGTCGGTTTCTTCTTGGTTCGCCTCTAGCTCGTTCGGCTCGGCAGTACTTACTGCTTCCTTAGCTTCAAGAAGATGGCCCGACGAAGCGCGTGTGACTGTCGCGGCCTGGGGTCTACTTGTAGCTTCCACTGCAGCACTCCCGTTCCCGCTTATCAGGGGTCTCGGACGGCTAGACGGACCAATAGTGTCAGTCGGCGATAACCACCCCATTACCCCGTGATCAAGAAACTGACGTTCATCCATTGCGCGGGGTACAACACGTCGTTCTTCAGACTCGTCCAAGATTCTATTCTCCTCGTCATCGATAGCTGGGCCGAGAACATACGCCTCGCGCCGACTGAGGACTCCACATGACACGGTAGCTTGAGCGCCCGAGAAGAGATCCGCCAGTTCACACGCCGCATCTCGATCTCTGTCGGTCTTTTGACTGATCCCTCGCAACTGGACAGCAGCCATCCCCACAATACGAAGCACACGCTCAAGTGACAAGAGCACGTCGGTCTCGTGCAGAATGTCGTCGAGAGCCGTCTTGCGTCGGTCATCGTCCTCTATCTCGACTTGGTATGCCCGGTCTGCCGCGTCAGTCTCCTCAATCAACTTACACGCGGCGCGTGCCAATCTGGTCACCAAAGGAACAAGACATGCCTCCGCAGCAATGCGCTCGTCCAGTTCAGATTTCAACGCTTGAATTAACCGCTGTGCGGTGCGTAGCGTGGCAGCAACATTCTCTGACTCGAGCGCGACAGCTCGGTAGTTGGTACGACTTGAGTGAGGCATGGGAGAGACAATAGGACGTTTTCCTAGTTTCTTTATATCGAACAAACGCCCCGTGCTGTAACAAGGCTGTACTATGACGTGAGGCTTGGGGAGACGGAGGGCCCCAGTACCAAAG